TTAGAGGAGATTGCAAAAGATGATGCAGTTATAAAAAACAAGCTGGCTGAAATAGACCAGCTTAAAAGTCTTGCAACAAGCATAAGTGCGGCAACTTCTGATACTCCTGTTCAGTCTTCTGGAAGTAATGACAGAATCGGCAAAATAGTTTCTGATATAGTTGATAAAGAAAACGAATTAAAAAAGCTTGTTGATACACTTGTGGATAAAAGGAACGCAAGAATTAAAATTATTGAGCAGTTAGAGGATAAATTGGAATATCAAGTGTTACATAAATTCTACATTCAAAATAAGTCTATTGCTAATATTGCACTGGAAGAACATTATTCATATCAATGGATTAAGCAAATCAAGAAAAGAGCTTTGAAAAATTTTAGTGCCATTTTAAATAACATACCAAAAAATACTGAAGTTTAAAAAATATTTTGCTATAGTATATACTGAAAGAAATTGAAACACAGCAGCAGGCAGAAACGCTTGCTGCTCTTATATGATAAAAAGGAGTAATTGCAGCAGGTGGTTACTCTTTCTTTTTGCAAAAAGCCAAGAAAGCAAAGTGTGTCGTGTGCGCACGCAAAGAATTAAATTCTGTAAATTTATATTTTTAAAATATGAGGGGGTGCGGATAGCGTTGGCTTTGAAGAAAAAACAGATAAGATTTTGCGAAGAATATGTTAAAGATTATAACGGAACGCAGGCTGCTATTCGTGCTGGATATAAAGAAAGCAATGCCGCATCACAAGCGTGCCGTTTATTAAAGAATGATGAAGTATTGGCATTTGTCAAAGAAAATCAAAAAGAAATACAGAAATCGTCTTGCTTGACTGAGGAAAAAGTCATTAGTCAGCTTGAAGAGGTAGTTGATCGTTGCCTTTCAAAAAATCCTGTAACAGAATGGGACTATGAAGAGCATTGCATGGTAGAAACAGGGCAATGGACCTTTGACAGCAAGGGAGCATTAAAGGCAATTGAGCTTCTCGGAAAGCATCTTGGAATGTTCGGAAAATCGGATAATAATATAAATTTGACAGTTAACAGCGAAGATTTTGTGAATGCTCTTGACGGTAAGGCTGCAGAGGTATGGGTTGATGAAGAGTAAGAGCAAAGCATTTGAGTGGAAGCCATTTTCGGATAAGCAGTTAAAGATTATGACTTGGTGGTGTAAAAACTCTCTTGTTAAGGATAAAGATGGAATCATAGCAGACGGAGCAGTCCGAAGCGGTAAAACCGTTTCAATGGCTGCTTCTTTTATGTTGTGGGCTATGAACAATTTCAACGAGTGTGATTTTGCAATATGCGGAAAAACAGTGGGCTCTTTAAGGAGAAATGTACTGGGAACTCTTAGGCAGCAGGCCATAAGCCTTGGATATGGCTTTGAGGAAAGACGAACAGATAACCTTATTGTTATATCAAGCAGCGAAAGAACAAATTATTTCTATACCTTTGGCGGTAAGGATGAAAGCTCACAGGATTTAATACAAGGTATGACCGCAGCAGGTGTGCTTTTTGATGAGGTTGCCTTGATGCCTCGTTCCTTTGTTGAGCAGGCGATTGCAAGATGTTCTGTTGAAGGCTCTAAGTTTTGGTTTAACTGCAATCCAGGTGCTCCGCTTCACTGGTTTAATGTAGAATGGATAAAGCAGGCAGATAAGCACAATGTTCTTTATCTTCATTTTACAATGGAAGATAATTTAACACTGTCTGAAAAGATGAAAGAAAGATACAGAAGCCTTTATTCCGGTGTGTTCTTTGAACGGTATATTCTTGGATTGTGGAAATCGGCAGAAGGGCTTGTTTATGATATGTTTGATGTTAAAAAGCATGTTATTGACAAGCCTGATGAAATAGAGCTTATGGGCAATGCGTATATTTCGTGTGACTACGGAACGCAAAACCCTGCTTGCTTTCTTATGTGGCGAAAATACCATAACAAATGGCTTTGTATTAAGGAATATTACTATGACGGCCGAGAAAAGCAGAAACAGAAAACAGACAGCGAATACGCAGACGATATGATTGAATTTATCGGAGATACACCATATACAATGGTAGTTGTTGACCCGTCTGCTGCTTCCTTTATAGCGGAACTACGCAGAAGGGGCATCAAAGTACAACAAGCTGATAACGATGTTTTAGATGGAATAAGAGAAGTTGGAAGGTTGCTTAATTTAGGCAACTTGCTTTTTACTAAGAATTGTGAAAACACAATCAAAGAATTCGGCGTATACCATTGGGATGAAAAGGCGGTAGAGCGAGGAGAAGATAAGCCTGTTAAGGTTACAGACCACGCAATGGATGCCGTAAGATATTTTGTTTATACAATTCTTAATCGAATTGTAAGTGCTCATAAATAACGGGAGGATAAAGATTTGAAAATTTATATAAGCGCTAAGGATGTGCCTGAATATAAAAAGGGAAACATCCCGTCTGCTGTTATAGATTACATCGTTAAAAAGCAGCAGGCATATGAAACAAGATGCAAAGATTTATATGATAGATATAAATGCGCTGATGTGCCAAAAGCAGAAGACGGAAAGGTTAAGGTAACAGCAAACTACTGCAAATATATTGTTGATATCATCAAAGGCTATTACCTTTCTGAGCCTGTTAAGTATGATAACAATGATAAAAAGGATAGTGATGTGGGCTCTAAGCTTTCGGTTGTTACAACAGTAGAAGCAAAGCTTGATAAAAAGAGCGGAAACCTTGTAAGACATAATCCAAGCGAAGCACTAAAAAAGGATATTGATATTTCAAAGATTATAGATGCTTACCATAGTCAGAATATCAGTGATATTGATGATAAGAACGGCAAAAATATGGGCATATTCGGCGAAGCCTGCGAGCTGATTTATGCAAGCACAGATGAACACCCGATTCCGAAAAGTGCGGCATATAAGCCGCATTCGGTTGTGCTTGTTCAGGATAATACGGTTGAGCATCGAGATTTGTTTGCAATGCTGATTGATAAAAGGGAACGCATTAACCAAGAAAAATATTATGCAGTAACCATTTACACAGATACCTTGCAGCAGGACTATGAAAGCAACAATCTTGATAATTCAGATATACAGTACAATAAAGTTGGCAAGCCTGTTACGCATTATTTTGGCGCAGTGCCTGTTATATCCTACGAAAACAACGAAGAATTGCAAGGCGATTTTGAGCAGGTTATTTCTCTTATAGATGCAAGAAATGATTTGATTTCGGATAGATTAACAGATAAAAAGGCTTTTGTTGATGCCGTTCTTGCTGTTTATGGCGCAGTGCTTGATACAAGTGCAAAAGAAGTAATGAAGGAAGAAAAAATCATTGACGGATTGCCTAAAGATTCAAAGCTTGAATACTTACAGAAAACCTTTGATGAAGCAAGCTTAAAGGTGCTTGATGATACACTTGTTACGGAAATTCATAAGCAGACCTTAACACCGGATATGACAGACGAGAATTTCAGCGGTAATGCTTCGGGTGTTGCCTTAAGGCTTAAACTGCTTGCACTGAATATACTTGTTAAAAGCAAAATGAGAGCGGTAGAAACAGGCTTAAAAAAGCGCTGGCAGTTATACAATAATTATCTTTCGCAGAAAGACGGCTTTGCACCTGTCAGTATTGATGATGTTGATATCGTATTTACTATTTCAATGCCGATAGATGAACAGCAGACGGTTGATATGGTTGTTAAGCTTAAGGATTCCGATTTGGTAGACGATCAGACCTTACTTTCACTGTTATGGTTTGTTAATGACCCTGCCGAAGCACTTGAAAATATTAAAAAGCAGAGAGAAGAAAATCAGAAAAGCTATCTTGATTCATTCGGCAGACAAGGTTTGAGCAATGAGGATGAAGAGGATGCAGAAGAAACAGACGAATAATGAAAAATAAGGATTATTGGAAGCAAAGAAGCATTAATCTTGAAAATCTGATGCAGAGAAATACAAATCAGACGATGATTGCGATAAACAAAATTTATCAGAAAGCATCAGATAGTTTAACCCGAAAAGTAAACAGGATTTTTACCCGTTATGTAACAGGCGGAAAAATAAACCCCGAATATGCAAAACAGTTGCTTAACGAAAAGCAGACGAGGGAGTACAGAAACGAACTCGAAAAGCTGCTTGCGGAAACTAAGGATGAAAAGCTCCGCCGTGAAATTATAAATACCCTTGATGCTCCTGCCTATGGTGCAAGAATCAGCAGGCTGGAAGCATTAAGGGATAATCTATATTATGAAGCACGGGCAATCGGCGCAAAAGAGGTTGAGCTTGCCGAAAGCAGACTTGTAAATGTTTATGAGCAAAGCTACTATCGGACGATATATGCAGATCAGAAAAACAGCGGTTTGTATGATTTTGATATATTAACCGATAGACGAATACAAGCTATGCTTTCCCATGAATGGAATGGCGGAAATTATTCATCAAGGCTTTGGAAGAATAATGAGGATTTCGCTGAACGAGTTGCAGAAACGATTGAAACAGGCTGCCTTGCCGGGTGGACTTTGGACGAAATGTGCAACGAGCTGAAAGGCAGAGTA